CCGAGCGTTAAATTCTGCGATAAAAGACTCAGCTATCTTGGCATCACTGGTATAGAATTCAGCTTGATCGAATCTATAGAACGTGTAATGCCCAAACTTTCGAATATATGTCCACATATGCTTTTTCCTTTAAAATCAAACAGTTAAGTAGTTATTCCTAATATAGTTAGGAGAGTAATAAGTATATTATATTATATATACATATAAAGCAATACATATTAGCCTTATATATAAACCTAATATAATTAATAGATATAAGGCTTATAATATTACTTTATATTATAAGGGGGCCACCTTCCTGTGGATAAGTTTTGTATTTACTTGTGGAATCAACGATTTACCGACCTTTTAGCCTGTGGATAAACCTGTGGATAAGTTAGACGACAAAAACAAGCGTAGAAAATCCAGAGCACGCAACCTAGCACACAAAGATTCGCCATACAGCAAAAAAGGGCATGGGCATAGGACCGCCCGTGACTATAGACGGTCCGAGAAATACCCTATCCGTTATGATGAGGCGTTATAGGTCCGTTACTTCACCTGTTCGACTATAACGTCGATTCCTGAATCCTTACGGTAACAGGCTAGGCAATCCATACATTTGCGACCAGTGCAATTCTGGGGCGCTGTCGACCCTTTCGAGACATTGTTGAATACCTTGTGGAAACCGCGTGGCACTCCGATTACCTTGTCGATTCTAGGATTCGAAAACACCAGAATCAAATTGGTTGGCATACCATGTATAGGCCGTGCTTGGTACTGTCGGACAATACTAGCCCGCTTTGTCCACAATGCAAACGTAGTGTGCGGGTTTTTGCGAGCTAGTCTGATAATGTTCTGATAGTGGGTATCATTGATCAATTCACCATGTCCGTTTAACCGCACGAATGCAGCATTGACCACGGGCAGATCATCCCAGTCAATCCAATCCGAGAATTCGTCCGAATTATGTTGCCATGCAGGAATGCAGGACTTGCGATAAGTGTCCAACATTTTATGCGAGTAACACTGCCCACATATGGTGTCTGTATCTTTCTGCCGAATACAGAATTCATTTGACTTGGTATTGGTGTTATAGGCCGGTATACCGGTCAATTTACCAGACATTACAGATTGTTTAAGCATTAGTCTCTCCATCGTTTGGAAAAAGGATTAATAACGGCCAGTATGACCACCAATAACACAAGTGGCCACACCAGAGTCAGAACTGCTAGGGTGTCGAGTAGAATACTAATCATAATATGTCTGTAGTCCACCATTCTGAATATCTTCAAAATAGTCGGCATAGTCTGTCAACCAATCTACTCCCATATTACCATCACGGTCAGGGTTGTGGCAATGGTCACAAACAGAATGCCCTAATTCTTTTGAATGCCACAATTGCTTGCGAGTGACGAAACGACCACAATTCTCACATCTCATTAAATTTTCTCCAATAGATACGGTACAATGTGTGAGATAGGGTGAACGTAGAGTGCGAATGCAGTCAATACTGTAATGCATATGCCGAATAGGATGCGGTGCAGTTTCATGTGTGTCATCTCCAAATGATGTATGTGATTATGAGTACGTTGAACAGAATCAGGAATACGATGTCAGGTATCATGTGTGTTGCTCCATAGCTTGTGTGGAAGAATGGGCACAGTACAGGAACAGATAGCACATGTCAATAGTCCAATCGAAAATAATGCAAAACAATGTGGTGTCCACGCACACACACCGATGTCATATCGACCCAACTACTATTGCGCGAGGAAGTTCCAGTTTAAACCCAAACTATACCGGGGTATTGCCTGACCATTTATGTACGGGCTGGCATGTTGTCCATCTTTATGTAGGATATGTGGCCAGACTGGCCCGGACGGCCCCCTTTTGAAAAATATAGATATTTATCATATTGTATTCACTCACCAGTGGACTATTTTAACTAATATTAGCGTTCCCTTATGGCAACTACATCATACGCACACCAAGACTTTAATCAGGCCAGATCAGAATTAGCTGGTAAAATAGGTGAAGTTGCTTGGCAACTCCCTATGAATATAGTCATTAGTATGCTAAATGAGCTTGTTGGGCTAGGTTTAGGCTATGCTACCGCTAAATCAGGTATGGGTGCTGACATTGGATTAGAGGCTGGTAAGAATCTTATTCCCCCAGCGCCTATAGGTGAAGCCACAGAGGCTACCATGAATACCATAAAGCCTGTAGTGGATGTCCTGGATTACCTACCCAGAAGGGCTGGAGAGATCACAGAGGACGTTACAGGAAGTAAGTATGCTGGAGAGGCTGCACACCTTGCAAGTTCCTATATGCTCCCCTCAGCGCTTACCAAAGGTCTATCCTCATTGACTAAGTTTGGTGAGGGGGTTGGTAAGCACGTTGATATAGACCTCAGACCAAGAAATGATATGCTTTCTAGAGGAATAGAGACTGTAGGTAGTGCTATAACTAGGCAAAAGGTAACCCCATCCTATTATGGTACTGGCCCGTTAGATAGGCCAGCCGCTATGCTAGAGTCTGGTATTCGTGCAATAGGCAGTATAGTAAAGTCTATATTAAACCCACAGGCTGATGCTATCCTAAAAGCGCATGGTCTAACCCCAGCATCTATTAAGCGTATAAATGAGTATAGGGATTTATTGAATAGAAGGGAAAGTGGATGGGCCGGTTCTAAACCAGCAAGCACTAACGAGATACTCCACGCTGAGAAGGTTCTTATTGCTGAGTTGCGTAAGGCATATGGCATGAGACTTAAAGCCGGTAAGGATATAAGCCCTGAATTAATGAAGGTGGTAGAGCAGTATCACCCCAGACTTATTAAGGCTGATGGCGTACCCACAGCAGACCAGATGAGGTATGTTTTGGGTGATAATGTCCCAGACCAATTCCTAGCCCCCCTGATCAACGATATGGCCCGGACTATGGATGGTAATAGGCCCAACATCGTAGCATTTGATGGTAACCCAGAACAGGTAGCTATGACAGGGGTAGCCAAGAAGGGCCGCATAAAGAGCGAGAATACTACAGAAGTCTTCACCTTTCCTAAAAGTAGTTATGATATGATGGGTGAGTTATGGGCCAACCTTATGGCCGGTAACAGGTTTAATCCAGAGTTAAAACAGGTTTCCAAGAAGAGTTGGGTAAAGCCAGGTGACCCACGATATAATGAATTAGTTAAGAGATTCCCAGACCAGGGGTTTAATCAGCACACGATAGACCAATACTTTGCCATTAAGGCTGATATGGCTAGATACCAGACAAAGAGTCAGGGAACGCATAACACCAATATTTATTCGGAAGGTCTTAACCCCAAGATGATTGATATTGATGGTCAGGATTTCCTAACCTATAGAGTCGTATCTCAGTCTGATAACCCTCTGTTGGCTAATATGCCAGCCACAATATTACTCAACCCAAAGACGGGAGTTTCTAGAATCCTATCCTATGACGAGCTTGATATATTCGCTGGAAAGCTAAGGAAGGTAACAGAGGTTGGTTACAAGAATAAATTCCATACCGTAGGTTATGGCAAGTATATTTACGATGACGCTAAGTTGGATAAAGCTGGTGTTGGTAAAAAGGATTCCCCATTAGTTAATAGATTTAATAGGCATGACCAAGCGACTAGAGATGCCAATATAGATAGAATCTTAGATACTTCTTATACTGGAGAGGTCATAAAGAAAAGCGCTCTCCCAGTAGTCAGGGAAGGGCTTGAGCTAACAGAAGAACAACGAGAGAGGATGAGGAATCGTGCGAACAGCCAAGCAAGAAACATTTATTGAACAGTATTGCCTACATGGCAACGCCGCTAAAGCTGCAACCACCGCTGGTTACTCTCATCCCAAGCAACGAGGGCATGAGCTAAAAAACCAGTTCGAGACTCAGATTGAGGAGCGCACCAAGAAGATGATAATGGATTGCGTACCCGGTGCCCTAACCCAGCTTAAAACCCTCTCAGAAGGCGCTGAGAGCGAGTCTGTGCGACTTGGAGCAGTAAAGGATATACTGGACAGGGCTGGCCTAAAACCGACCGAGAAGGTCCAAACAGAAATTTCCCATGTGGAGACTGCATCTACCGATGAGTTGAAGAGAGAACTGGAGGCCTTAACAGGGTCTAGTTCCATATCGGAAATACCTGATCTGGTGAACTGATGTGGCCACACCTAAAGGTACAAAAGCGACATTACGATCACTAGATGAGATCAAGAGATTAGAGAAGGAGCTTGGACTAAAGCCAAAACCCTACGACCCTACTAAACAGGGAACTTGGCAGAGCCAACGAAGCAATAGAATAACTAAGACTTTATCTAATAAAAGAAAAAGAGCTACACCAGAACAACGGCAAAAGGAATATGATAAAAAGATTGCTGATAGAAAAGACCCGGTTATAGGAGAGCAGCTTAGGGAAAGAGATAGAACAGCTTATCAAAAACCTAATGTAAAGGCCTCAAAAACAAAACACGCATCTATACGGAGGCAAAGAAAAATAGATGCAGATGTGGCTATAGGAATATTAGATGCCGGAAGAGAAACCGAAGTAGATCAAATAAGACAAGCTCCCGGAATTTTAAATTGGAGAGATACTAAATCTAAGCCTTCTGTTGCCTCACCAGAGGGAAGGAATATTCCTTATTTTGAGACTGAGCATGATAAGGACGTTGCTAAGGGTGGTGGTGATTGGGATGTAAAAAGGGATCGGCCCAATATTTATACAATAGATAGGCCAACCCATGCAAAGATAACAAAAGCTACCGAGCAGGGCAAGGATGCATTAGCTCAGGATATGAAGAACAGGGCTAGGCTTCCAACTGTTACGGGTCCAGCTAGGGATGTTGTAATGACTCCCAAAAGATTAAAGTCATTGATGAATCTAAAGAGTGCAATGCCTTGGCTAACCATTCCATTAGCTTATGCGGCAACATCATTTCTACCGGAACAACAGGCTATGGCCGCTGAAGAGATTTTAGGTTTACTTGACCCGCTTGGGCTACCCAGAGGTGGAAGATACTCTAAAACTCCTGGGTCCGCTGAATTTAATGTACATTTGCCACCACATTTGAGAAAACTAAAAGACCCAACTTGGGGTGGTGGATTACTTAGGTATTAGAATGCCAATACAAAAATGCAAACTAAAAGGTGGTGGATCAGGCTGGAAGTGGGGTAAATCCGGCAAGTGCTATTCTAAAAGAAGTGATGCATTAAAACAAATGAAAGCAATCAAAGCCAGCCAAAAACGGGGTTGAAGTATCTGAGCAAAGATATAGAAAGAGCGCATACAAGAGCAGAGCTAGAACAAGCGGTAGAGATAGCCAGGGAGATCAGGCAGAGAGAAAGGTTTAATAAGATCGACTTCTACGATCCCTACCCGTACCAACTAGCGTTCCACGAAACTGGAGCAGAATGTAATCAGCGACTATTG